ATGGTCAACTTCCTAATATTCGTGCAATGAATGAGATTTATGACAAGGCAGAAGATACTGTTAAATCCCGTCTGGCTGAACTTAATAAGCTAAAAGAAACCGCTGGTAACATGAGTCCAGCACAGGTTCGTGATAGGGTAGATACACTTACTGACGAAGGATATGACCCTACAAAGGACATTAACAGTGACCAGTTCAAACCTGTAAAAGACCAAGTGTACCCTGCACCTAGTGGTGAAGGTAATGTTAAATATATTGGTAAGTTACCTGATGACCCATTCAATGATGAAAACTGGGTGTTGGTTGGTGACGATGGTGAAGAGATTGTAACCCCTGAACCTGAAGTAACAGTTACAGAAACTGATACAAACACAACAGTGTCACGAAACAAAACAGTAGCTAAAGAACAGGCTGAAGAGCGTGAAGCTGTAGCTGGTGGTTATAATGACTTGAGTGAAATCTTTAGTCAGGAAAATCAAGAATTTAACCTACCTGAAGATACACTTAATACTCTACTAGAACAGGTGACTAATACACCATTAAAACGTAGGCAGACAAGTGTTCCTGATTCAACTATCAAAGACATTATTCTGAAACAACTTGGGCTAGAAGGTAACTCATACTTTGATTTTGGTGGGCTTGATGACGCAAACCTAGATGGTGAAGTAGCGGTAGAAAAGCTTATCGAAAGACTCAAGGAATTAGACCAAAGGTAATAACATGGCAAATCGGTTTGGATTTGGTGGGGGAAGTCAAACAACCACACAGGGCGGTAACCGCTTTGGATTTGGTGGTGGGGGTGTAACTCCCTCTGCCCCTATGTCTACTGGCTCTGGCTTCAACTCTATGTATGAGTCAGTAGGTGACACTCTCTATGACCAAGACCTAATCGAAGATAAGAACTTTGTAGAAGCGTCAAAGGTTATTTACCAAATGAATAATGGTAAGTATGCACAAGGGTTTCGTGATGATAAAGAGTATGCGAGATATGGTATTGAGATGATGGGCTGGTTCAACTGGAACTTGCCTAAGATGACCCTTGATGCCTCTCGTATCTCTGGTGCTAATGATAGCCAGAAACGTGCTTTCCTCTACATGATGGAGTCATACGATGACTTGGGTATGTCATGGAATGGTGCATCACGTTTCTTCAAAGGTGTCTTAGCAGACCCAACGACATATATTGGTATCACTACATTTGGCCTTGGTACTGCCGCCGCTAAAGGTACAGCCGCTGTAACAAAAGAAGGCGTAAAGAGCGTCCTTCGGCAGTCTGTTAAGGGTGGTATCATTGCTGGTACTGAAGCTGGTATCTATGGTGCTGTCGATGACATCAACCGTCAGGTAGTTGAAACGGCTGTCTCTGGTGAGGACATTGACCTTGGTAGAGCCGTTAAAGCTGGTGCAACCACCGCTGTCCTAGGCTTCGGGCTAGGTGCTGGGGTTACTGGCGTAGCAAAAAAGGTACAGCTATCTAGGGCTGAGAAAAAAGCAAAGGCTGAGACAAAGACCACAAAAGCAACTGATGTAGATGAACTGCCAGAGATGACTACGGCTGAGACTGTAGCCGCACAAACACCTATTGGTAGAATCAGAACTGAGTTAGATACGGTTGTAAAAGCAATCAAGCGTACAGTCCCGGCTGGCAAAGTAGCCGCTATTACAGAGGATGGTACACAGAACCTTGATGAGCTTGTAAAAACAGTCGAGCCTATCCAAACGATTGTTGCAAAAGCGTCAGCCAAGAACCCACTGGAGTTTGTAGACTTCTTAAACAAACAAGAGTTTGCTCCCGGTCAACGTGAGGCACTAGAGGTTGTCACTAACCAGACAACATCGGTTCTCAAGACAAAGGTGTTTCAGCTACGACAGCAACAGGCAAAGCTATCTGGCGATGAAGCCAAGGCTATTGGTGACCAGATAGACAAGATTGAAGAAGTCATCAAGCCTATTGACCAACTGGACTCTGCGTTATCTACAATCACAGGACAAACTCTCCGGGCACGAGCAGAAGGGTTAAACACAGGCGAAGTCCGTGGGATGACCATTGCTTCTCTACAAGAACAGGGGCTAACCCGGACAAATGCGGAGAAGCGGTTCGATGAAATCTTTGCAGAAAAGCTAATTAAGAAAGAACGCACCCAAGAGATTAAGAAGCTAGATAAAGCTATTGAAGAAGCAAGGGTATCAGGTGACCAAGCACGAGAAATTAAATTACGGCATGACCGTAAACTGAAGATTGCTGAATTTAAGGAAGAAGCACTTCGTCAAGAAGAAACTGGCTTCCAAACTTTATACCGACAGGTTAATAAACCTATCAATGTACTTAACGAGATTATGATTAGTTTCGTATTCTCCCCTGCTACCGTAATTATTAACACCGTGCCATCACTGGCAAAGGTATTCTACAAGCCGTTCCTTAACAACCTGATGCGTGATGGACTGTCTAGTGCGTCCCTCAAGACAATGATGTCTGAGTACACCGCTATGGCATCTTTCGCACCATCAGCACTTAAAGCGGCACGAGCCGCATGGCGTTATGAACGCTCCATGCTGACAGGTGACTCCGCACGTTTCTTGGAAGACTACAACACAATCCCAAAGAAATTTGGTGGGGGTGTTATTCGTTTCTTCCCACGCCTTTTGCTCACCACAGATGCTCTGTTTGAGAACGTCCATTACCGTGGGTTTACAGTAGGCAACGCTACAGCTACTGCTATAGAAGATGGTGCGGCTAAAGGGTTAAAGGGCAAAGAGCTTGATGACCATGTAGCTAAGAAGGTACAGAAAGCACTGGATGACGCTTACGAGCCTGAAGAGAACGCCATCGACATCTTGATGACCGAAGGTATCTCTCGTGGATTAAAAGGTCAGAAGCTTCAAAACTTTATTAACAAAGAACTAGAAGCTAGACCAGAAGCGTTTCAAAAGGCTACCAACAAACAAGGCCGTGACTACGTTCAGGACGTTCTGTTCAAGCGTGACTTCTCTGGCGAGGGGTCAGCATCTAAGCTTGCTAAAGGATATGAAGCGTTTGTGAACAAAAACCCTATTATGCGTATGGCTGGACAGTTGTTCTTCCGTACACCTGTGCGTGTGTTTGAGGAAGGCATACGGCTAACACCGGGACTGAACCTTATCTCACCAAAGTTCCTTAGTGACCTGTCAGGTGCTAATGGTTCAATGCGTCAGATTCGGGCACAAGGCGAGGCTATGATGTCCTACGCCATTGCTGGCTCTGTGTTCTCGCTGTACTCCACAGGCAACGTCACAGGTTCGCTAGGTGAGGACTACAAGCAACGCCGACAGGCTGAGAACGCTGGTGAACTTGAGCCATATAGTTTGCGGTTCAGTGATGGGAGTACATTTAACTTCCGTAACTTTGACCCCTTCTCTACGCCAATAAAGATTATGGTCAATGCTCTTGAACGGGCTGAGACTCTAATGTACCGGGCAGAGCAAGGTGAAAAGATTAGCCAGACAGACATGATGTTTAATCAGGCTATGATTTCAGTTGCTGTAGGTTCTATAGCTCAGTCTATCCGTGACGCTAACTTGGCATCTGGTGTGGATGCTATCTTTACTCTTGTAGAAGATTTACAGGATGAGGATGGCTCAGAACAGCTTATCAAGTTTGCAGGACAAAAGGTTCAGACGTTCCTACCAAACACATACTACAAGATACAAATGCTGGACAATCCCGTTCTAAGTGACCCAGCAACACTAGAAGCTTTCATTCGCTACAGGATTAACCCTGATGACCCTCTAGTCCCCAAGCAATATACTGCGCTGGGCAGACCCCGGACAGTCAGCAATCCGATGGCAAACCTTATCTACTTTGACCGTTCTACGGCAGAAGAGAAGAAACGAGGTGTGCCTGAAAAAGAACTTAGAGTTGAACAGTTTCTGTATCGGTTAGCACAAGTAGGTAACACCCACTTTACTGCACCTTACAAACATAAGTATCTTCGTAATGTTGACCTCAGAACTCGCATAACAAGCGATGGTAAGGAAAGTTATTATGATAGATGGATGAGATACACACATGAATCTGGACTAATTGATGCGCTTGATAGCCTCAGAGGACTACCTATGGGTACGGAATCTGATGTAGGCATTGCTGAAGCTGAAGCCAAGAGCATGATAAATAAGTTCAGAGAAATATCGTTCATCAGGCTTATGATGGAAGAATCTGGCGTGACTGAAGAGTATGTCAGAAACGAAATAATGAGGGCTGAAAATCAAGCTGGGATGAACTACGTCCCTAACATCCAATTTCAAGGAAATAATTAAATGTCTTTTGCGATTACAAGAACAAACGGTACTGGTGGTACTCCTACCTTTGCTATCGGTTTTTCATACAGGGATGAAACCGACTTAATCGTGAAAGTCAATGGTGTAACACAGACCCTAAATACACACTTTAGAGTGACCACAGGGGGTACAATCATTGACTTTTCTCAAGGTTCGTCCCCTCTTGGTAACCCACCAAACGGTCACTCTATCTTTATCTCCAGAGCAACCAGCCAAACTTCACGCCTAGTGGACTATGCGGCTGGCTCAGTGTTTAAGGAAGCTGACCTAGATACTGACTCTGAGCAAGCGTTTTTCATGGCACAAGAGGCCATTGATATTGCTAACGATGCTATCTCACTTGACGCTAACAACCGCTGGGATGCTAACAATACTCGCATCACAAATGTTGCTGACCCTGTAGACAACCAAGATGCGGTCAACAAGCAGTTTATTTCTACTAATATACCTAACATCACAACGGTTGCTGGGCTTAGTACGGAAGTTACTGCATTAGCTGGCATTACCACAGAGCTTACTCGTCTTGGTACAACTGACGCTGTATCTGATATAAACACATTAGGTTCAGCGGCGACTGTTACTGATATGGACACGCTGGCAAACATCAGCACAGACATTACAACACTTGCTCATATTGAAGACGGCACAACTGCGACAAATGCCATTCAAACGGTTGCCACAAATATTAGTTCTGTCCAAAGCGCACAAGCAAACGCAACTGCGGCAGAAGCGGCAAGAGATAGTGCAAAGGCAATCTCTGCGGCTATGGGTGCGGCTCTTGATAGTTTTGATGACAGATACTTGGGAACTATGGCTGACACAGCCACTGCCCCAACTTCTAAAACACCAACTATCACAACAACAAATGGCTCTGCTGATATTATTGTAAGTGACGCAACAGGCTTGTCTATCGGTATGCTTGTTACTTCTGCAAATATCCCTGCTGGTACAAACGTGGCTGGCATAAGCGGAACGACTGTTAGTCTGAGTAATTCTGCTACTGCGGCTGGCTCTGGGACAAGTTCAACATTTGCAGGGCATGGCGTCTTTGGCACATTTAACTCAAGCACTGACGGCCCGGCTACGGACAATGACAATGGGACGCTAGTTACAGGCGCATTGTATTTTAACACGACTGACAACGAAATGCGTGTTTATGATGGTGGAAACTGGATTGCGGCTTCTGCGGCTGGCTCTGCCTCAATGACTATCTTTGAGTACACTGTATCAACCTCACCAACTGACACATTTTCGGGTGCAGACGATAATGGATTAACCCTATCTTACACCCAAGATAACATTATTGTCGTTAAAAATGGTGTCACTCTTCACGATGATGATTATAACTCAACCACTGGCACATCCATTGTTCTTACATCAAATGCGGCTGTAGGTTCTGAGATTGTTATTTACGCATTTAAATCATTTAGCGTTGCCGACACTGTATCAAAAGCATCCGGCGGTAACTTCCTTGGTAATATTCAAATCAACGGCGCAGACGTCGCCACAACAGGAAAGGCGATAGCTATGGCTATTGTATTTGGAGGCTGACATGACTGCACCTAATATTGTAAATGTATCAACTATTACCGCTAAAACAGTAGCGGCAGGACTTACCACATCGGTTAGCACGGATATACTTGTTAATGCGGCATCTTCAGGGAAGGTGTTTAAGATTAACACAATCCTTATAAGCAATATTGATGGAACAAATAGCTCAGATGTTACGGTTTATTATAACGATGGCTCAGTAAATAATTATGCTATTGCTTCAACAATATCTGTCCCAGCCGATAGCACTCTCGTTTTGACTGACAAAAACAGCGTCCTTTATCTTGAAGAAGACACACGGATTAGGGCTGGTTCCTCTACGGCAAGTGATTTGATGATACTCATTTCCTATGAGGAGATTTCCTAATGCCAAAACTCATAGGTTTAGATTCTGGAAAGGTTCTGCAAATAAAGCAGACTGTAGTTTCAGCTAACGCAGCAACAACAACAACAACTGCTGAAGATATGGAAATTTTTACGGAGTTGAACACATCAATTACACCAAGGTCTGCGAACAGTAAAATTCTTGTTGAGGTTGATATAAATATTGGAGGTAACACAAGCCAGTATGACATTGGTTTGCACCTTATTAAAAATGCTACCTCTACTGTTGGTGCTTCAGCCGCAGAAACCACTTCACCGCTAGGTGGGGCATACCTTACAGATGCGGCTGGAAATTTAATTAGAGGGGATGCTAGAGGCGGCAATCCTAGAGGTGTAGCTCTTTTGAATAATCACTTTCTTTATGACAGATTTAATGGAAGTGCTAATGCTCAAACAAGTGTAGTAACAGAATATATAATAACACCAGTTCATATATCTGCACTAGACCACCCAAACACAACATCATCAATAACCTATCATCTTGCTCTTAGACATTACAACTGGGCTGATATCTTTTATTTAAACCGCACTCGTGGGCATCTTGACGGTAATGGTTATGATACAAATCCAGTTAGCACGATGACCGTTACGGAATTTTCATAAGGAGAAACAGATATGAGTAATGCAAGAAACTTATCAAATCTCCTTGGTTCGGGGGCAACGATTGCAACAGCTAGTATTTCGGATGATGCAGTGACTGCGGCAAAGATTGCTGATGATGCTGTTGGTAATACTGCTTTAGACCTAAGTGCAAATTATGCGTTTAGTGGGAAACTAGATGGGGTTGGATTAAACTTTATTACAAAAGTTGAACAATCACTTTCAGATATAAGTGCGGGTTCGGCTATATGTATTGATGTGGCTAATTGTTTTACCTCTGATTATGAAGATTATTATATAAGGTATCGTTTGCAAGGTGAGGGGGCAACTTCTAACAATACTAATTTTGCTTTAGAGACAGGCGGTGTGAGTTTAGGCGGTACATATAACCAATTTCAAAGCCCAGTTTGGTCAACTGAAACTTTTAATTCTCAAGTTTTTTATGGGTTTTATGCAAGTTCCACAACGGGTACTCTCAATACGTCTGCGTCTGCATATTGTTTTCTTGGCGCAAATATAGGGGGCAGTAGTGATTTCTTTGATGGTGCGGTGTTGTTACGTAACGTATATTCTCGCGCTGGATATTCATATGATGCGAATCACCATATGTCTACTACCAATGGCTATTGGGAAAAAGTTGGTGGCGGCACTGTCAACAATAATCCTGTCGTTGCGGCAAGAGGGATTAGATTCTGGGTAAACACAGGCTCTTCGACAAGTTATGGTACAGGTAATGCTGTTACGAATACCCACGGAAGAATTGAAATTTTTGGAGTTGTAAAGCCATGAGTGTAGCCAGAGCAATAGAAAATTTAGTCGAGGGTGCAGTTAATACACAAGACTTTGTAGTTCGTCATGGCGCAGACATGGTTAGTTATACAGTCGAGTGGTTAAACTCAGACCTAACAGAACCAACTTCATCTGCAATAGAGGCCAAACGTAATGAGTTGTATGCAGAAGATAATCTTAATGCTCTAAGAGTTTTAAGAAATAATAAACTCGCTGAAACAGACCATTGGGCTTTATCAGATACAGATGCGATGACACAGGCTCAAACTGATTATCGTCAAACCCTGCGTGACATCACAAAAACCTACACATCAATAGATGATGTTGTATGGCCTACAAAGCCGTGAGGGGCTGAACGATGGATGAGACACAAGCACAACTAGATGCTCACGAACGAGAGTGTGCTATCCGATATGCTTCCGTTCAGGACAAGCTAGATGCACTCGACAAACGATTGTGGCGACTTGAAGCCATGATTATGGGGTCAACGGTAATCATCGTTGGCCTTGCTTCTTCACTTCTTATGAAAATGTAACATGAAAAACTAGGGGGATGTGCCAATGTTGGCAGAGTTGGCGGCGGCTAATGCCGCTTTTTCAGTTATAAAACAAACTCTTGCCAATGGGCGTGAACTCGCTTCCGCTGGTAAAGCTATCGCCCAGTTTGTCAATGCAGAGGACGAACTACAGAAACGTGGTAACAAAAAGAAAAACTCATTCTGGCGTAAAGTAGGCGGTAACGCTGGGGATGACCTAGAAGAGTTTATGGCTTTAGAACAGCTTCGGACTAAGAAAGCTGAACTAGAGTCTGCCATGAAGCTGTACGGTAGGCCGGGACTCCATAGTGATTGGGTTAAGTTTCAGGTTGAAGCTCGTAAAAAGCGTCAACAGCAAGCCGAAGAAATAAAACGAAAGCGTCAACAGATTACAGAGTACGCCATAGCTGGTGTTTTTATTCTACTAGGTGGAGCTATATTAGCTTACTTCCTGTGGATGCTTTCGATTGCAGTTAGGACAAACTAATGATTAACGTATTACTACAAGGGCTGTTTGGTGTAGCCAGTAATGCTGTCGAAGGTTTCATAGAAACTAAGAAAGCAAAGGCCAAGCAAAAGCTCGTCAAGATTGAGGCTGAAACCAGCATCATGGAAAAGAAAATTGCTGGCGAAATCGAATGGGATGTAGAAGCAGTCAAAGGTTCAAAGGAAAGCTGGAAAGATGAGTACCTCACAATTTTGTTTAGTATCCCACTTTTACTCTGCTTCCTGCCGTGGACTGTCGAATACGTGGAACGTGGCTTTGCGGCGTTGGCACTCACACCTGATTGGTACAAATATACCCTTGGTGTAATCGTATCAGCATCCTTTGGTATCAAAGGCGCAACCAAGATGTTCGGGGGTAAGAAATAATGCCCAGAGCAGTAACTAGACTTAACGAGGCTAGTGAGATTACTATCCCATTGAGAAACCTTGTATCCATGATTGCCTTCACAGCCGTGTCTGTGTGGGTCTACTTCGGGTTGACAGAGCGAATATCTTTCTTGGAACACAACCTTGAGTTGACTATGCAGGAAGTCGAAGAGAATGACCACTGGATTGACAGCTTTGAGCCACCGAAAGAAGTACAGAATACTGTATCTAGGGTACAGGAATTAGAAATTGAAGTAGAAAAGCTAAAGTTAGTTATAGCAGGGAGATTCCACTAATGAAACTAGACGAACTAATGGATGCCCTACACTCAGAACTAGGAATGAAACTACTGGAACGCATACGTGACCCAGAAGTTAAAGCCTCTGACCTCAATGTTGCCCGTCAATTTCTCAAGGATAACGACATTACAGCTATCCCGGCAGACAATAATGCTCTAGCTCAACTATTAGAAGAGCTTCCATTTAACGAGCAGGAAGACCTCATACAGTAGTCTGGGCTACCTACCCACCAGACACCCCCTAAGACCCCACTCAGAGGGGCTTAAATCGCCATTAAACACCTATTGGAGAAATGAATGTCCCTCTACAGAAACATGAACGCAAGAAAGAAGGCTGGCACAAGTCGGTCAAAGAAGAAATCAACTATCTCACCAGAGATTTATCGGAAGATGAAACTCAAGAAAGGTGGGTTCGCACCTAAGAAAAAGAGTAA